GGGGCACGGAAGGATCGCCAAGTGCTGTGCAGGCAGGTGACTACCTGTTCAGGAGTAACCACGAATACTGGAATGGTTCAGCACTCATTGTTGGCGGTTCGTTTGCTTTTGACAACACCAACGATGCCAACAAGACACAGTTTGCTGTTGCAGTTTCCACAGATGGTACGACCGCCGATCCCGCAGGCAACAATGGACAGTTTATAATTGATGGAAATGCGGGTGGTCGAATCAAAATGAACACCCCCGTGGCACTGGCCGTGAACAGTGATCCCGACACAATTACCAACTATGCACACATATACGCCAAGGACGAGGCATCCAGTGCTGAAGTGTTCGTAAAAGACGAAGCGGGCAACGTGACCAAGATATCTCCGCACAACGAACAGGGTGAGTGGGAATACTATTCAAGGAACACCAAAACTGGTAAAACTGTCCGTGTCAACATGGAAGAGATGATCAGGGACATAGAGAAACTCACGGGTAAAACTTACATCAAGAACGATTAGACTATAAGATCCAGTATAGTCTGTAACTTACCTTTTATACTTTTATTGTTGAGGGTGTTCCTCAGACCCATGTGCAAGTTCTTGGGCCAGCACTCGAACGCCGTCCAGCAGTAGCCGGAGTGTTCCGCATTGAGATTGGGTATGAATTCTGATTCAATCGCTATCAAGTACGTGTGGAAGAAGAACTTCTGATCGTTGGATGTGAACATTTCCAACGGGATAACTTTCTTGAACTTTGGAGTGTCACCCACTTCTTCTTGGATTTCACGTTTCAATCCTTCGAACGCTGATTCAGTGTACTTGGCCTGTCCACCAACCAATCCCCACATGCCCTGTGTCTTCTTGTCGGTCCTCTGTAGGAACAGGAATCTCTTGGTGGTGGTGCTGTAGAACAGTGCGCCAGAACAGACTATGTTTTCTTTCATACGTTATTATAACAACTTATCTGAGTTTTATCAAGGGGTGGTTGCGTCCTGCTGTGCCGCATCGTCTCCGCCCCACTGTCCGTCTAATACAATGCTCCAATTACCAGCGGTGTAAACACCTTCGTATGATTTGACCCACTCTGTGCCGTTGAACCTGTACTGTATTCCAGTGTTGAGATTGGTCACAAAATGTTGTGTTGAATCAGGATTTGACGCATCAAAGGCAATATTCCACTTTGAAGTTGTGCTATTGTATTCTATTATGTCTCCTACCCTGGCCACCAGTGTGCCCCATGTGTCACTCTGGAACGATGCTGTGCTGTCTCCCACATCGTTAATCACTAGATACCTGTCACCGTTGGCAGGTGTGCCCGGATTAAATGTCGCTGGATTGATTATCTTCTTGATCGGGGATAAACTGTTTTCCCTCAAAGTATCAGTATCTATGTTGAATAACAGTATTGTGTCGTCAAGTGTGGTTGTTGATATTGTACCTACAATCTCTCCACCATCGAACTGTTTTAATCTGATTTGTGAAGTACCATTTGTTACTTTTCCATATTGATCTAAAAGCACTTTCCAATTCACTGCCGGACCAAATGTCTCGAACGGGTCTAAGTTTGTTGGAGCGTGGGCACCTGTATGAAATCCATCACCTCCCGACGAAACGTTGGTTCCAGTTGATCCTAATAACCTTAATTGATTACCAGTAACCAGTAATCCAAAATTGTTTGGTGTCACATAACTCCTAGACATCAGTTCTCCGTCTATGAGGCCTTTGGCTATGCCACCATCGTCGTCGTAAATGCTCATAATGATCTTCTGTACCACACCCAGTTTCTTGACCTTCACAGGTGGTGACAACCATATTGGCATACTGAACGTCATCGTTGCCACATCGATCTCGGAATCAGCACCAACCGGTATGGTCCTTGAACTGAAAGTTGTACCCGTAAGTTCCACATAACTGAGACTGGTCCAATCTATGTAGTTGTCAGACTTCTGTATCTCGAAGTCTGGGTTGAACAGGTATAATATCTGTTCCATTATCTGTAGTTTCTGATCGGTGTTTGTTGTCCATATGTCCGCCGAAACCTCTAACCTGAAAGGTGATGGCATCACTTTCTCTATGGTGTATCCAGCACCCAATTGGTTGGTATAATTCCCGTCACTGCCTATATCTCTTTCTCTGAGATGTTGTTTTTCTATGTGATAGGGATTCTGCATCCTATCCCTGTCATAGTTTAATTCTCTCACGTAACAGGCTATCTTTGGGGCATATGCTAGTGCATTCTCTGAATTGTTTCTAATTATATTTGCCACCTGTCTTGTTGGGTCACCGTAAACAACAGGTACTGCTCTCAACTGTACCGTACCATCGGATCCTTTGCCTGTTTCCACAGAGAAGTTGCTCAATATCCTGATGAATTGAGTAAGGAATTTTCTAACCTGCCCTTCGTAAAAATGTAGCATTAATTGTCAGCCTTTGGTTTTAGTGCTTCAGTCAACGACTGCCTTTGTTTTGTGGTCAACCCATTGATTGTGGATTCTGTTGCGTTGTTCACAAAACTTGTTTTATAATTGGCACGCGAATCGTTGTTCGTTGTAGTTATTCTAACAGAATCTTCAATCTTAACCCATCTGGTTCCGTCAAAACGGAACAATCTATTGGGTAGATAGTCTGTTCTCAAGAAGTAATCTCCTTTGTCTATGTTAGAAGTAGGAAAAGAAATACCAAACCCGGCAGGGTTACCGTTAGGTGCTACACCATCACCGTCTAGATAGAAACCGTAGTGTGAACTTGCTGGTGTGTCTATCACAGCGTTCACAGTTTTGTCTGAACTCACCCTGTCTGTGTCATTGACATTTTCGGTCCTAATGTTTCCACGTTCGTCGATTGGTGCAACGTAGTATTGTTTGTAATTGAAGCCGGACTTCGGTGCATCCTGCTCTGCCTGTGCTACAATTTGATCGTTTATCGTTTTTTCTCTGTTGTAAGTACTCATGTAACTAGCAACAGATCCTTCAGTAGTTGCATCGCCAATAATATCTTTAAACTCCTGAGAATCTACCAGTGTCTTCATCTTCAATCTAAGTAGGTGTGGCCACCATGTCTGTGAGAATCCCTCCGCGGCCCTGTTGACATCTTCCACCACGTAGTATCTTTTAAGTGCTATGGGTATGCTTTCATCTAGACTGTAATCTTCTTTCATGTGTGGGAATTCTATGACATCTCCCGCCATGGGTTTCCTACCAATCCTCTCTACTATGTCATTTAAATGCACCGTGAGAAACAGGGTGTCGTTTTGTAGGAACATGCCAAACTGTGAAAGGTTGAAATCAGCGTCCTGTACGTTATAGATGCCCCTGACAACGTACACATCAGCCGCGTATTTCCTGTCTCTGTTCTCTAAGAACAACAGATCTTGTATGGTCCTCTCGTTAAGGCTATCTCCCGAGTAGTTGGGCTGGGTGGGACTTGCGGCGCCGTCCTTGTTCGTATCACCTTGATTGTATGGGCCCAGATACTTGTGGAAGTGTAGATCAGTTCCTCCCACCGTGAACATCTCTTTTATGTTGCGGTCAAAGAACTTGTAATCGTTTCCCTTTTCGGGCTTGAAAATCGACAATCTAGGCATATCATACATATTTATTGTATAGTCGAAAGCAATAAATATGAGTATGTCAGAACTTCAAACAGGCCAACAGCAGATATTTGATTATGTGAAGAACAACCTCGGTGAGGGCATGATCGATGTGGAATTGGACCCAAAACACTACCAAACGGCACTGGAAAGAGCCACAAATAGATACAGACAGAGATCATCAAATGCTGTGGAAGAATCATACGCTTTCCTTGAATTGAAGAAAAATCAAAACAGTTATATTTTACCCGACGAAGTAATCAATGTGAGAAATCTCAACAGGAGGACCGTGGGGTCAAGGACAGAAGGCGGTGAGGGCGGAACACTGTTCGAACCGTTCAACCTGGCCTACACCAACACCTACTTGCTGAGGGCAGGAGCCACGGGCGGATTAGCAACCTATTACGCCTTCGCAAGTTATCAAGAATTAGTCGGAAAAATGTTTGGAAGTTTCATACAGTTCCATTTTGACGTGGCCACAAAGAAACTGACGATAACACAGAGACCAAGGGCGGACAACGAGACCGTGTTGATGCA